GTATGCGCCCCTCTTCCTGCACCAGTGCGCCTGGTTCCAGTTCTGGACGGAAACACAACGAGTGCGCACGCGGGAACCGTAGCGCCTGGGACTGCGTAAAACACTCCCACGCCTTGCGGCTGCTGCGGGTGTTCGCGTCGTCCATCGTGTAATTAAATCCGCCGTACCGCACGTTAAAGCGCGCTTCGTCCAATGTCGCGCCGTCGGGGGTGAAAATCAGATTACGATCTTCGACATACACGCAGCCTGCGAACACGGCGGCCTGCTGATCCACGTTTACGAACGTAGAACCCGACACAGGGGAGGGGGTGGCTGCGCCGGTAACGCGGATGCCTACCGATTCGGCGGGGGTGTCCTTACAGAAGGCTTTCTGCCCTGAACAGGCGAACAACACGGTACGGGTCAGGTAATCGTCCCGATCCCATTTTTCCCGCACCAGGCCAGAGGTGAGCATGATTCGGTGGATTCGTTCGCAGTCCCCACCCGTCCAGAACGCGAGGTGGCGCGCAAGGGCAGCGTCCGCCCCGCTGGCGTCGTAAGGGCGCTCGGGATCGGGAAACGCCGCACTGAGAGCGTCCACGTCTGCCGTCCAGAGTTGGTCGAACGAGGCGGTACGCCCGAACGCGCTGGAGGCGCTCTTACTGTTGCGCGCCCGGCGTATTAGGTCGGCGTCATCGGCGGGGCCGCGCCATTCGGGGTGAGGCGCGTCCGTCCAGGCAGGGAGCGCGCCTTCCGGTGCGTCAGGTACGGGGGCGAAATACTGTGTGACCAACGCGGCCAGGGCGGCGGAACAGTCCAGCCCGGCGTCCCCGATGGCTTGATCGGTACGCCCGAACGCCACGAATCGGGAGGCGTGGTAAAACTCCAGGTGGTGCACGTCGTTCTTGCACTTGTGTGGGGGTATCGTCCCCGTGCCGATGATGTGCAGGCCACGCCCGGACTGCGAGACTTCCACGAACGCGCCAGCGAACATCGCGCACAGAGCCAGCGCGAGGGGCGACCACTTACCGTCCGGCTGGAGGCAGCTATCAATATCCAGGAGCCAGAACGGGTCGTTCTCGGTGAGGGCGAACCCAACGAGAGGGCTATGTTCCCGCGCGTTTTCGTAGGTCGTCCAGATGCGTGGGTCTTGCGCGTCGGACACAGCTCCGGTGCCCCAGTCGGTGGGTTTTTTGTCCATCTTGCCCGCCGAACCAGCGCGGGGGACGAGCTTATAAGTGACGAATTGATGATATGGGAGGAGTGCATTCATGTTAGATAGCTCCCGATGAACGCTTTGGCCGCTTCGGCATTGATAGCATTGCCGTAACCGCGCAGTCGTCCCACACGGGCGGCAGCCCCATGAGCCAGCGGGAATGTGCCGGGTTCAACTGGCCGCCATTTTCCATCGCGGCATCCGAGCCAGTCAGCATCTCGCCAGAAACCGTTAGTCGGGCGGCTTGGGGGTGACATACGAGGTGTTGTGCCCATATGGCAAGGCACGTTCCGCTGTTCGGTCGGTCGTACTGGCGCGCGGAGTACGCTTGGGGGTCGCCCGTCCGGCTGTGATTCACGTTGTGGCAGTCGGGCGTCGGCCAACCTGTTAGCGTCACATGCTCCCGTAGGTTCGAGCAACCGCCTTTCAACTTGTTCCGGGCCAACGCTTCCCCCGTTTTTGGTGGCAACGTGTCCATACAGTTCGGTGTCGGCCATCCTGTCCGCAACAAACCAGAGTCGTTGTCGGATGTGCGGCGCGCCGACGCCCGCAGCGCAGAGATCGACCGCCCCTGTGGCGTAGCCCGCTCCTTCCAGGTCAGCTTGTACAAGGTCGAGCCAACCGAGGCCGTCAGGGCTTGCAACTTGCTCACCAAAGATCGTGTCAGGCTGGCACTGTGTGATGAGGTGGAAGAATGCAGGCCAGAGGTGCCGCTCGTCAGACATCCCAGCGCCTTTGCCTGCCGCGCTGAAAGGTTGGCAGGGGCAAGAGCCAGTCCAAACTGGGCGATCGTCAGGCCACCCAGCTTGTCGCAGGGCATAGTCCCATCCTGCGACCCCCGCGAACCAGTGACACCTGAGGAACCCGGCAGCGTCGCTTGGTAAAACATCTTCGATTGATCGTTCATCTACTTCCCCTCGCATAATGTGACCCGCTTTCATCAACTCTCGAATCCAAGCAGCCGCGAAGGGGTCGCGCTCATTGTAATAAGCCCACTTTTTCATGTCCGTAGCGCCCGAATCGCCGCGCCCTTCAAGGCCGGGGATGCGGCCAGTGCCTTACTGTCCTTGGCGGCGAGTCCTTGCGCGAGTACCACCAGGTCACGCTCGGCGATGGCGGCGCTCATAATCGCACGCTTGAGCTGCGGCATGGTGGCGAAATAATATGACACCAGGGCCGGGCTGCACCCGTGCGCCGTGGCGAGCGCGTCACGGGTCACGCGGTCGTAGCCGACGGCGCGGGCGATTATCAGCGCGGCGGCGAGGAGTTCCCGCTTGTGTTCGATAGGGCGTTTACGTGTTCTCACTTTAAATCCCCCCAGTACTGAAAATGGCGTAACCACCCATCGAGTTTACCATGTCGGCCCATCGCCGCTGTCCTTGTTCGTGTTCATCCCCCGCCGACGGTTTCCACCCAGGCCGCTTAACCTCGATGCTCACGAACTGCCCGATTGTCGTCCCTACCATCGCTTGCGTGATAAGTACGGGGCGTATGCCGATCAGATCGGCGCTACGGACGTGCGTACCTACGGCGGGGGAGTCGTTACACAACCCCCAGCGGATGAAATTCCCGTTCTCTAGTTTCCCCGCGCCCCGATTGTTCCTCCACACGCGCCACCCGGCGGCACTCGCCGCCAGGCGCACATCGGTAGTCACTGACGTTTCACTTAATCCCGTTTTAGTGTTCATTTTTTAATCCTGTTTTGGTGTAATCCCCGTGTTACGCACCATTTTTGGTGCCTAATACATGTTAGGCACCAAACTAAATCCTGTGCGTCGTTCTTTCCCGTCTGTGTGAATTGCCTTCAGTAAGTACCTGCGCACCTTCCCGATGCCATCAACCGCGCATACGCCATTTGGTAGAATCTCAATAATTTCGAGCACCCTGTTCTTTCCCATGCGCGGGTCATTGTCTTTAATCTTGTCGCCAATTTTCAGCTCCATATCTCACCTCTCTATAGTTAAAACCCCTAACCCGGCGGTGAAGAGGGATCGCCCAAAAGCGGGCGACCCCTTACCTCTACGTTAGGGCGCAGTTTCTTAGCTTCATCTGCTGCCCATAAAAACCATTGGCTAGGTGTCATAGCGTAGTATCCATTTGGACCTGTGTCAGAAAGTAATTCACCCAGACATTTGGCTGCAATCTCCCATGTTATTGGGTCACGCCCTAACCCGGCGGTGAAGAGGGACTGCCCGTCTGCGGGGCTTTTTACGTTCACTGGTTTATTCATGCCCACTCCTTTTTTGTTAGTTCACTAATCGGGCAGCCCCTTACCTTGACGTTAGGCACCACCCGGTGTGGTTTCGTCGATCTCTTTTATTATTGCTTCCATTTGTTCAACAATTTCACGGAATTCAATGATTGAATCAGATGCTTTTACTCTCACGTCTCCGAAATGTAAAAATATTCCACGCTCGACTATATCACCGTCTGAATCATAGTCATTTACTGAAAAATTAATGTTTTTTGGGTGCGCCATGTTCATACCCTCTTTTAAGTTTCAGTCTAACGAGTCGTTGGAGCGCGACGGCTTCGCCGCGCCTCAACTATGCGTTAGGCACCATTCTCCATGACGTATTTTTTAGCATCATCCTTTGATACATCTACGCCATCCCAATCCAAATAAATAGTGTCGGCATTGCATTCGTCGATCATCTGGCAAATTAACTCTTTTTGCTCTGGCGTGTCGCGCTGCGTCATCGCTCCGGCGGACGCCCCAAGGGCAAAGTAACTTTTGAGAAGATCCCTGCCTTTTTCACTATTGAGATTCCATGCTTTCAGAGTTCCCCACTTTAGGGTAATATGGTCTTTCATTTCACTACCTCATTATGCCTAACTTTTCGTCCAAGCGGACTGCTCCGCCGCCGCTTAACTCACGGCGTTAGGCGTCAATCTACCCATTTTCATTTCGGCATGGTGACGGGTTTTCATCAAACCGTACCGCCTTGATAGTTTTCTCTCCGGTCAGTATCGCCTTCATAATCCTGTGCCTTCCGTCCATTAATTCACCGTCTTCGTCAAGGATTATCGGCTTTGTTAAGTCGGCTTCATTAACCGCCCGCATATGCATGACCATTTCCCGAAGTGTTAACTCTTTATAAGTATAAAAAACGTTCAAGTGGTCAATCGGAATCTCCATTACGGGCATCTCTCGCGCCAGCTCAAATAGTCTTGGAACACTCCAAGAAAGCCGACCGAGCATACACATCTGATCTTTTGGGGCGAGCCATTTATCAATCTTCATTCCAATACCCTATGTCTAACACTACGTTTAAGGTTCGTTCGCTCCGCTCACCGGACTGGCTACGCCAGCCGCCTTAACTCAGGCGTTAGCCGCCACCAGCATCACCAGTGGCGGCAGGTCAGTTAGAAGAAAGTCGGTTGCGCCACGGCGCGGGTGAGCGCCATCAGGCCGGTCTGAAAATCAGTAGCGCCGATGCTGACCCACCGCTGATCAAGCCCTTCAGTTGAGCGGAGCTTTGCCACAAGCTCACCCAGCTCGGCTCCTTTAGTCTTGATCTCGTTCATTGCCGCAATCTCGGCTTCGTTCAGTTCGCGATAGCCCTTGATCTGTCTATGTTGGTTTTCCATTGCGCATCCTCTGTATTGTACCGCTGCATTATCGGGCGCAGCGGCGAAGCCGTCGCGTTGAACGCCGGGTTAGCCGCGCTTTAACTATGTGATATACGCCAAATCATTGCGTGGTATTTTTTCCAAAAAGTCTTCACATTCCCGCATCGTTTCAAATCTGTTTCCGTCGATGTTTATTGACCCATCTGAGTTTTGAGTGAGGTCAACGCCCCTGTTTTTGCATGGCTGACGCAAATTAAAGATAAAAATAGAATTCATTGGTATTCTCCTTGCCGTATAACCCAACATTCAAGCGGGACGCGCTTGAAGCGCCTGATGTTGTCTGGTCGGTCATTTATGCGCGCCCCTTAATTCTGCGTTATACGTCATCAACACTTCGTCCAAGAGTCTCGGCGCAAGGGCTGTATGCTCGACCGAAACGCAGATGTATCTTTTATCGTCAATCGCTTTACTGTGAAGGTGTCCGTGCAGATTAGCCACGTATCTAGTTTCAAGTTGAGACGGATGCACCGGGACGTGTGTCAAAATGCACCCACGCAATTCTGCCGCACCAAAAATCTTGCCGAAGTATTGCTGGTAAATTTCAAGCGGGTAAACATCATGGTTGCCAAGCACCAATCGCTTTATGCCGTTTAGTTGTCCAAGAATAGTATGGTTATCCCGTCCGCCCATGAACACATCGCCCAAGTGCCAAACCGTGTCTTTTGGCTTTACTGTGGCATTCCACCGCTCAACCAAAACACGATCATGCTCTTCAATCGTGGCGAACGGACGATCCACGGGCTCAAATTCGATCACTTTTTTGTGGCCGAAATGGGTGTCCGAGATTACAAAAACTCTGTTCATAAAACTCCAAAAATGACGTATACCCCTTAACTCAGGCGTTAGCCCCCATCATCGCAGCCTGTACTCATAATAAACTTCAGAGCAGTGCACCGTGCTCGTCACGTCTAGAGTGCATGGGCGAATGGATATGATCTTCGTCGCACGCAACATGTTGACGTAGTGAAAAAGTTCCTCCATTGTGCTCCAATACACTTTCGCATTTCTGTAGCTAATTATTTCTGTCACATCATCCCCCTATAGCCTCTAACCCAACATTGGAGCCGACCGCTACGCGTCGGCTCAACTATGCGTTATTCTCCCCTTTAAAATCTCAGCGTCCGCACGGCCCAACGCCTGCGCACTCGCCACATCTATGCCAAATTCGATATAAAACCGCCGTTGCGCGGCGCGTAGGTCGTCACCTTGCGCCCCACCCCAGATCGCCATCGCGCCCCGTAACGCCTCTTGCGCTTCGGTCTTCTCCCGGTGGCGCTTCCGTACCGCCCCAATCACTTCAGGCGCCGCGCCGTAGGGTATAACGAGGGGTTTATCTATCTCGCCCCGTAGCCGTGCCAACGCTTCAGGGGACAGTTCGGCCAGATCGCCGTCCACATGTTCCGGGAGAGTGCGTAGCGCAGGCGTCCAGGCGAACCCACAATACGGGCACGCGCTGAGGACTTTGTGGTACACCCCTGTGCACTCCACGCAGATGCGGGTCGGCGTGATCTCTACAGTTGAACGACTGCGGCGTTCTTGACGATCCAGCGTCCATACGCGGGGGGAGTCGGGCAGGCCGTGCCGGTGGACGTTCCCCACGTGGTCGATAATAATTCCGCGTGTTTTCCCGTCCATCTTTCGTAACGCCCGCCCGACCTGCTGTAGATATAGCGCCAGGCTGCACGTAGGGCGCGCCAGACTCACCACTTCGATCGCGGGTAAGTCGAACCCTTCCCCGAACAGATCGACGTTGACCAGTTGTAGCAGCTCTCTCGCCCGGAGACGGCGTAGGATTTCCGCTCGCAGCGGCGCGGGTGTTTTGGCGCTCACGACTTCGGCGGGCACTCCTGCCGCACGAAAGGCACTCGCCATTTCCGTGGCGCTCTCCACGTCTACGGTGAAAGTTATCCCGAGTTTCCCCGCCGCGATCCGCAGGTAATGCCCCACTATGTCGCCTACAATTGTGCGAGATGCGTGGACGGCGGCGGCTACGGCGGGAGGGCTAAAATCGCCACCTGCGCTTAACGGAATGTGAGACGTGTCAACATCGGAGGGCGGGGCGAATATCCGGTAGGATGACAGCCACCCTTCCTGCATGAGTTCCCGCGTTGTCGGCCCTTCCACCATGATGTCCAGTACCCCGTCCGCGTGTCGCCCCAAACCACGACCGTCCGCACGACGCGGCGTGGCGGTCACACCGAGACCCCGTGCGTTCGGGAACATGGAGACGGCGTTCCCCCACTTGTTGCCGCGTTGGAGGTGGTGCGCTTCGTCACACACCCACAGCCGTACCTGGGCGAACCAGGGGAGTTTCGCGTTCATCCTCACCAGCGTGTCCACCCCCGCCACGGCGCACCGAGCCTGGGGGTCTACAAAGTTACGGCCGGCGTCCCGAAGGTGGGCACGTGTACACTCTCGTGCCAGGTCAGGCGAGCCGATAATCCGGTGCTTGACCTCGTTTTGCGCGAGCGCCATACTGATCTGCCCCACTAGTTCCTGCCGATGCGCGATCGCTACGGACGCGCCGCGTTCCTCTCGGATGAGGTCAGAGAAAACTACAGTTTTGCCCCCGCCCGTCGGGATCACGAGCAGCACGTTCTGCGCGCCGTCACTCCACGCCGACAGAACGTCATGCTTCGCGTCTTGTTGGAAGGGGTACAGCGTTTTCATATTTCTACCGCTATTGACTTGTTCGTCAATATCCCACAGACTGCAAGCTCTGTCAAACGAATTATTTTTAACGATTCGTACCGAGGGCTATTGACAACTCCGTCAGTAACGATTATGGTAGCGGCTCGGATTGACGAACTCTAGGAGACGAACGATGAAGATTGAGATTGACACGATGGTGGACAGCCCGGAGTACTTAGCTCTGTTGGCGGGCTTGTTGCGGGGTTTGGCGAAAGCAGGCTTCGCCCCGGTCGCTGACGATGATCCCGACGAAGACGACGGTGGCACCATACCCTCGTTTACATATGTGCCGCAGGAGATTCCGACCCCTAACCTCGTCCCGACGCCGCCCCTGCCGTCCGTACCGACACGCGTCGTGCCGAACCGTCCGCCCGTTTCCCTCGATCTCGCGGGGGATGTCGAACTGGATTCCGCTGGCGTGCCGTGGGACGGTCGCATCCACAGTGTGGGTAAGTCCAAGGTCGCGAACGGTACGTGGAGACTCCGCCGGGGCGTAGACCCCGACGTGGTGAAGTCCGCCGAGGCAGAACACCAATTCGCCCCGGTCGCACCGCCGCCGCCACCGCCAACCAGCGTGCCTTCTGTACCTGCCGCAGCGGTTATGTCGTTCGGCACACTGATGCAGCGCATTACCGCCCAAACGACAAGTGGCGAAAGGTCTCCCGGCGAAGTGGCCGCCGCGCTCCGTGAGGCCGGACTCCCCACAATCCCAGTACTGGCGACACGCCCCGACCTGATCGGTCAAGCCGCGCACGCTTTGGGGTTCGCGTTATGATCCAAGAGCATGCAATTCTCGCGCCATCAAGTGCGCATCGGTGGGTGCAGTGCCCTGGGTCGGTCGCCATGGAGGCGGCGTTCCCGGAGCTTGAAGAGTCCGAATCCGCCAAGGAGGGCACGGCGGCGCATTGGGTGTGCGAACAGACTTTCATCGGGAGTCCCCCGGCGGAGGGTTCCCTCGCCCCGAACGGTATGGCCGTCACGGGTGAAATGCTCGACGGTGCGGAGGTTTGGTGCGCAACGATGCCGACCCGCCACGCCCCCTTCCCCATCCATATCGAGCGGCGCGTTGACTGTCCCCGGATTCATTCGGAGTGTTGGGGCACGCCGGACGCATTTTACTTCGACGAAGACGCAGGGGTTGTTGCGATCCGGGATTACAAATTCGGGCACCGCCACGTGCCGGTCTACGAGAACCAGCAGCTCATGACCTACGCGGCGGGCATCCTCGATCACCTCCAGATTAACGGGTTCACCGAACAATCCACCACGGTTGAGTTCGTCGTTGTGCAACCGCGCGATTTCCACGCGGACGGCCCGGTGCGGACGTGGCGGATCAATGCTTCGGCACTACGGGGATATTTCAACATCCTGACAGGCAAGGCCATCGAAGCGATGGGGCTGGAGGCACGTCTGGTGCCAAGCCCCGACGCGTGCCGGGACTGCAAGGCGCGCCACGCCTGCGTTGCCGCGCAGACCGAGGCGGCTGGCGCGCTGGACACAGTGTACGGCCACGTCATGCCGCGCACTCCGTCCCCCGTCGAGATGGGGAAGATGCTCCAAAAACTTGACGCGGCGATCGACATGGCGAAAGCCTACCGATCCGGTCTCGAAGAGGAAGCGAAGCAGATCATCCGTCGTGGCGAACGTGTGCCGGGGTGGAGTCTGCAAGCGGGGCAGGGCAGGGAACGGTGGGCACGCCCCATCGGGGAAGTCATCGCACTGGGCGAAATGATGGGCATCAGTGTGTCCCAACCCGGCGCGATTACCCCTAAACAGGCGATTAAAGCAGGTCTTTCGGCGGAGGTCGTCCGGGCGTATTCGGAGACCCCCACTGGAGAAGTAAAACTCGTTCCTATGGAACGTATCGAGTTCAACCAAGGAGTAAATTAACATGACACAAGTAATATTCCCCGTAGGCAGAATGGTCGGTGGCGACCTGTACACCCTGGAGCCGGTCGTAGACAAACACGGTGTTCAGAAAATCAACAAAGCCGGACAGCCGTCTTTTTCGTGTTCGGTCGGTGTGGCTATCAAAAAAGGTGCCGAGGCGCACTGGGCGGAGACGGCCTGGGGTACGGAGATCCACAGCATTGGAAAGGCAGGATACCCTCAGGAACACGCGTCCCCTTTCTTTGCATGGAAAATCAAGGACGGTGATTCCCTCGTGCCCAATAAGAAAGGGCGCGTAGCGAGGGATAACGAGAACTACCGAGGGCACTGGATCGTCTGGTTTAGCCAGAGCTGGTTGCCTGCTTTGTTCGCGCGGGTGGCTACGGGCAAACTGCGGGAATTGGGGTTGACTGAAAAAGTGCGACTTGGTGACTACCTCCAGGTACAAGGCGACATCAAGGATAATCGCCCCAGTGAGTCACCGGGGGTGTACCTGAACCCGTCGGCAGTTCTGTTCGTCGGGGAAGGAGAACGTATCGCTTCTGAGGTGGACGTAAGCGCGCTTGAATCGGCACCCGCTGCCGCCCTGCCCCCTGGCGCCCGTCCCCTGACGCCTGCCGTGGCTGGATTCGGTGCGCCCGCTGCCGCCCTGCCCCCTGGCGCCCGTCCCCTGACGCCTGCCGTGGCTGGATTCGGTGCGCCCGCTGCCGTGGCTCCCCCTGTAGTCGTGCCGAACCCTGCGTTCCTCCAGGTGCCACCGCCCGCCCCACGCCCTCCCGCCGTACCTGCCGCACGGGTTATGACCCCCGCCGCGCAAGGTGCGACTTACGCTCAGATGATCGAAGCTGGGTGGACTGAGGAGTTGTTGGTACAGCACGGAATGGTGGCATAACGTGACAAACCGAACCGCCTCCATCGACTTCGAGACGTACTCCGAGGCGGGGTACGTCTGGGCCGGGAAATGGGGAGCGCTTCCTGGTGCGTCGCAGGGCAAGAAAGGACTCGGGGTGGTGGGAACCTCCGTTTACTCGGAACACCCCAGTACTGAAGTTCTCACCATGTCCTACGACATTGGAGACGGTTCGCGTAACTGGCAACCGGGGGCACTCCCTCCGGTCGCTCTTTTTGCACACATTCGAGGGGGTGGCATCGTTAAAGCGTGGAACACCCGCTTCGAATACCTAATTTGGAATAACGTGTGCGTGCCGAAGTACGGCTGGCCGCCGTTACCCTTGAGTCAATTAAGGGACACGATGGCGAAGTCTCGGGCGCACGCGTTACCCGGCAAGCTGGGCAAGGCCGCAGAAGTCCTCGGTCTTACCGAACAGAAAGACCCAGACGGCGACCGACTGATTAAAAAATTCAGTATGCCGCGCAACCCGACAAAGAAAGACCCGCGCACGCGAATACGGCTCATGAGCGAACCCGTCGATGGCCCCCTCATGCTCGCGTACTGTGACCAGGACGTGCGGGCGGAAGCCGCAGCAGACGTGGCGATCCCCGACCTGTCCGCCGCTGAGACGGAGGTGTGGCTGCTCGACCAAGAGATCAACGAACGGGGCGTGATGCTCGACATGGACGGCGTGCAGAGCTGCATCGCCGTGATCGAACAGGCGCACGCTCAGTACAACGAGGAACTGCGCGCACTGACGGGCGGTACGGTGTCTCGTGCCAGCGAACTCCAGAAACTCATCGGCTGGCTGGGAGCGCAGGGCGTACACACTGAGAGTCTCGATGAGGAACATCTGTCCGAGTTGCTGCGGGCGCCTGAGTTGCTGCCCCCGCAAGCCCGACGCGCCCTTGAGATACGGGAGGCCATCGGTAGCGCCGCCGTGAAGAAGGTATTCGCCATGCGGAACGCGGTGTCGAAGGACGGACACCTTCGCGATCTCTACCTGTACCACGGCGCGCGCACTGGGCGGGTAACGGGCGCGGGCGCACAGCCGACCAACATGCCCAACAGTGCGGGGGTCTACGCCACACGGTGCGAGGCGTGCGAACGCCACTACGGGGCGGGGATCAAGGACTGCCCGTGGTGCGGCTGCTCCGGCGACCTGTCCCACCAGGTAGAATGGGGTGTGCCCGCCGCGCAGGACGCACTGGAGGTGATCGGCACACAGAACCTTAACGCAGTGGAGCATTTCTACGGCGACGCCATGCAGGCCGTCTCCGGCTGTCTACGCAGTCTGTTCGTCGCCGCGCCCGGCCACGACCTGATCTGTTCGGACTACTCCAGCATCGAGGCGGTCGTACTCGCCATGCTGTCCGGGGAACCGTGGCGCATCGACGTGTTCAGGACGCACGGGAAGATTTACGAAATGTCCGCCGCGAAGATCGCAGGCGTTTCGTTCGAGGCCATGCTTGAACACAAGAAAACAACCGGGCAACACCACCCCCTCCGCAAGCTGGGCAAGGTGGCAGAACTCGCCAGCGGCTACCAGGGGTGGATCGGGTCGTGGGTGCAGTTCGGTGCGGACGAGTTCTTGCCCGAGGAAGAAATAAAAACGGCGATCCTCGCTTGGCGTGCGGCGAGTCCGGCGATCGTGGAGCTATGGGGCGGGCAGGAGCGTAACTGGCAACCGGAGCTGTTCGGCGTGGAGGGCGCGTTCATCACCGCCATGCAGTACCCCGGTCGCGTCTTCTTCGTGCGGGGCCTGCGGTTTCGGATGTGGGGAGACGCGGTATATATCCGACTGCCCTCGGGACGGGAGCTGACGTACCATCGGCCACGTCTAGGGCCGAGTGACCGACGACCTGGCACGTACGCCATCAGTTTCGAGGGGTGGAACAGTAATCCCAAGAACGGCCCCGTCGGCTGGATAGTCCTGCGGACGTGGGGTGGTCGTCTGGTGGAGAACGTCGTACAGGCCATCGCACGGGATATTCAGTGGCACGGCCTCCTGGCGTTACGTGCGGCAGGGTATCCTACGGTTCTCCACGTCTACGACGAGAACGTGTGCGAGGTACCGGAGGGGTTTGGCAGTATCGAAGAGCTCGAGGCGATCATGGGCCGGATGCCCGAGTGGGCGGCGGATTGGCCGATTCGGGCACAGGGTGGATGGCGCGGTAAGAGGTATCGTAAATGATTAAAAACACAATGGTTCAAATAACGGCGTTATTCCCCGGTAAACACAAGATGTTCCTCGCGGGGTACTTTCACGGTTCCAACGGGTTCGCCGCGCACCAACTGAACGTCATACGGTCGCCGAGACGCCGCGAGGAACGTGAGGAATACCAGAAGGGGCATTCGGCGGGACGCCGCGAGGAACGTGAGGCGTACTACGCCGTGTTATAAGACTTGGAGATAGATATGAATGCAGTTGTGATTGACGGGGTGCGGTACGTCACCGATCCGATGCACGCGGACGAGGTGAAGTTTTACTACATGCACGATAACCACACCTTTTCCAGATTGACCGGAGCCACCATTGATGAGGTGCTGGCTTCCGCTGACGCGATGGCAAAGGAAAGCCGTTGCGGGATGCTTTGCCCGCCGATGCTCTTGGCTGGAGGAAAAGAGGTGCGCCGCCTGAAAGCCGGTGCGCACGCGCCATGCTGCGGCAGCGACGACAGCAAATGGCTGACCGGGGTAGCAGAGTGGCGGACGGAATGCGAAGCGGACAGCGACGTGCGGCGGCTGGTGTCTTCTAACGCAGAATTGAGCCGCGACGTAGTCGTCGGCTCGGATATTGGGTTATGCAACGAGGGTAATGAATGAATAAGATTCTGGCTTTCCCGGCGAGTACAACACTCACGGTTGGGCAGGCGCTCGATAGCGCAAACGGGATGCGCGAGCTGCTTACGGACGTGCTGATAGCCGGGTACGACGCTGACGGGGATTTGTATGTTCGATCCTCACGGATGGATCGTAAGGACGCTTTGTGGCTGGCAGAGCAGTTGAAAAAGTACGCACTTGATGGTGCCTAATACATGTTAGGCACCACTTGGGGTGTAACACGGAAGCAATCGCCGCGATCTTAACGGCCAAACCGATCCCGTAGGGCATCTGTGTCCGCCATCAACGTCCGAACCTCATCGTCGGTCACGTCACGGTTCTCCGCCTGCGCTTTTTGAAGTAACTCGCTTGCGCGCATGGCCGCTTTAAGCAAGGTCGTTAAAAGATCAATCGCCACTAATGCCCCGTTACCCATCACTTGCGCTCCTTTTCAGTAAGTATCAGTCTGGCCGCTTCCAGCGCCGTTAGCGCCGTGGCGATACCGGAATCGAATCGTGCTTTGTCGCCGACGATCAAGGCCGTCCTGAACACACTGCGGGCAGCGTCAACGCGGTCGAACACAGTGTTGAGCTTGGCCTTGTCCGTAACAGTCAACCGCTTTTCGGTGTCGTATAGGATCGCGGTACTCAAGACCTCCTGGTAGCCAATCTCAAAAACGGCGGCTCGTTTGTTAAGCGTGTCTACCGCAGGCATGGACGCGCACGCGGAGAGCACGAGCGCCACGAGCGCGGCCATAAACCAATTCAATTTAATTTGTCTCATTCGACGGTCTCCTTGAAGGTTTTCTTGGTGCCGTCAAACGGCAATAGGTATTGTAGCGCGGCGCTAAACAACACGACGCTTGCGGCCACAATGGCCTCTGGTGCGCGGATGGAAGTGGTCTCGCCGATAACCCACCACATCAATGCGGCGAGTGATCCGGCTAACGCGCCGACGGTAACGCTTGTTTGATTTCCCATATTACTCTACTCCTTTGGTTATGTTATTTAATCCCATCGTGTTCAAGCGAATAGTGATTCGCGTCCTTAAACCTTCCACCCCATCGCGCGTCTGGCGCCAGTGACTCCCAGAACTCGCCGAGTTTCGTGTACTCAGTACTTACATCCGTCAAGAACATGCCGTCCTTGAACAGGTTAATGTCGATGGCGAGACGGTTCTTGTGCGCGGACTTCGGATGTCCGTAGCCGAGTTTAACGCCCACCGCGCCGTGCAGGCGAGGGTCACGGTACGCGTCACCTATCGTACCCTCCAGTCCGAGCAGTGCCATTTGGCCGATGAGGCGCGCTACCATCCGTAAAAATCTTGATTGTTTCTGTCTCAGTGTTTCGTTCATACACTCCATCCTCACGCGGTAATGTTGAGTTTTAACGCCGTTGCTCCTGGCCGCTGGATCATGGTAAGTGAACTCCCGCGCCCAGCCAAGGTGTGACTTGATCCGCCCTCTAGGAAATTATACACCGCTGTCACGGTTACGGCGTTCGCCGTGACTGTATCTGTGCGGTATATTGTAACCTCTTTAGTAAAGCCAAAATCTATACCCGTGATCGTTACGGGCCCGGCGGTCGCGTCCACGTAGATGATGTTGTCATCCAAGGTCATGGTAGTGTTTGACGTTACGCCACGCGCCGCTTTAGGTGGCGAAGGGTCGCCGACATTACTCCACTCACTGGACGGTAAACTCGGTAGTGTCGATGAGGCGTTGTTAATAACGCTAGTCCTGACGGCGGACATAGCAGACCCCCCTGCCAGTATGACTTCCCCGTTCAAATCGCTATCCCGGAAACCGACAACTGAGTTACCCGCCTGCGAAATGTACGCAGCGTGCTTACCCATAATATCGCCGCCATCGAAAACGATACGGCCTTGCTGATTTTGCAGCACAGAGGCGAGATGGTTGTTAAGCCACACCCCGGATAATTTTACGTTACTCGCAAGCCCCGCGCGGACACCAACAGATGCGCCGACTTCTTGCCAAATAGCAGTGCCGTCGTTAACTGTGGCATTGTCCCCAGTAGGCCACGTGGGTTGCGTCGCGCCCGTTACGCCGCCCTGTAAGCAAATATAAAACCTGCCATTAACTTGCGCCCTTTGTGGAGTACGGTACATGCCCACGGTCACAGTTGACGAAGCAGCCCAAGGGACATTAATACACGTCCTACGATCCTCTGTGTGCAGACCGTTAAACCGTGTCCCCCAAACTCCTCGGGCATCTCCGATGGACACACAGAAATCATAGTTATTAAGTATGACATCCTCGAAGCCCGAAATTTCCATCCCCTCCAGGTAAAGTCCGTACTTCTTTGATGCGCCAGAAGGTGGTGAGTTAATGGGATTGTTCGCGTGGATGTGAGAAAACTTGGCCCCTGCGGTAGGTGGGTAAGCGCTGTTAGGCGCCAGCCAAGCCAGCGACCTGCCCACCTCGTTAAATGCGTATAGCCCGTTTATTTCTGAGGAGTCCGTTTCAAACCGCGAGTGGACTACATCATACAGGCCGCCACCATAGGTGATGTCGCTCAGCTTTACGCGGGCGTTAACTTGCGTTACTGAGCCGATGTTAATTCCCCTGTGGCCGACCGTATTAAGGCTTGACCCCGTTAGGGTTGCGTTCTTGACTTCTCCGCCGTCAATCTGGATCATAGTCCCAGCGAATCCTGCAAGAGCCTTAACCTCGTTCCCGCAAAAATCAATCTCGCCGCGCCAATCTTGGGTGCCCGCAGTAATTGTCGAGCCGATGTTATAAGTGCCTGGAATTTTAGGTACAATGATTCTATTTTTGCGCAGGGCAATCGCGGAGAGAACGGCAGCGCTAATGGCTGGGGCACCATCAATGCCACCGCCATTAACAACTATAGAGTCGACATGCTTGTCGCCGACCGCCACTTACTTAATCCCCCACGTGTCACCAACCTGGCCGACAAATTCCACCCTACCGATTGTGACGTTGGAGAATAGCACCAGCATAGTTGGGGATACAACATCATAAGGCCACGCGAAAAGCTCAGTATCTGTGGCGACCCGTATTGATCTCCCCGCCGCCGCGCTATTAAGCGTTATCGAAATTGGGAATGAGAAGTGCAGATTCACATTTTCGACAATAAACGACGTTCCCTTGAGGACTCCGGTTAGAACAAATGGTGTTGGCATTTACTAAATTCCCCCTTGTTCGGTATCGCCCATGCGCTGCACCGTAAGCCTGAGCAAATCATGCTGCCAGTCTAGCATAAATTTTAAATCCTGGTGGCTGCATGAGCTAACCCGATCCTCTATGACGGTTTGAGCATAATCCACTTCCGCCGCGTCAAACCCGTCCGATTTTCTCATGCTGCACCTCGTCAACACACTGGCAAGAAAGCTTATATAGGTCCCCTATGATGACCTGCATCTGTATGCGAGTCTCATGGTTTGCGCCAGTCAGCATGTCAATAATGTCCGACACCGCAGCGCTAAAATCTTCAATTTTTGACGGCTTCTGCTTCCCCATTTTCGGCCTCGTTGAACCGCGTTAGCATTTCAATCCAGTCTATTTTTGGTATCGTAGCGTGGAAAATAACATCGCTTCCCCTGGATACACAGATGAGCGTGTTGCCTAATTTTGTGAGGCTAATGGATAGCGCGTCATCCTCCGCCCGGTCATCTGGCCCAATAAATTTAACGTGGTGCAGAATTTTGGACACAATTAGCAATCCCCGCCGAACCCGCTTAACTCACTTATGAGTTCTTCCGCCTTATCTATTATATACCCCACCTGAACCCTTGTGTCGTCTGATATATCGAGGCTCTTTGCCCTTTTGATGATGTTGGCAAGGCGCGCTATACAAGCGCACTGTATTTCAAGTTCCAGGCGGTCAAGCTCGGTCATTTAAAAATTTCCCGGAGCGCGCTATACCCAGCCAGCGCCACGGCACCGATAACGGCCATGCCGATAAACGACTTAAACAGCCACCCGCGAGTCGTTCGATAGAGATTGATTAATTGCTTAAGGTCGGAGTGGTCCTCATTATTAAGCGTCTTATCCTTATATTTCTGGTGATCTTGATAATGCTGCTCTGGGTCGATCCAAAAATCGTGCTTGCGAGCATGGATTTTCTCTATCAGCACTTCGGCAATGCGGTCTATGTCATCCGGCGTTATCGCCTGGCGTCGCTCGTGTTCACTCATTGGGCTATCCTTGGTTATGGCCGAAGTATTAGGAGAACGTTATCCCGTCCTTTTCTAAAAAGAGCGTTGAATCTATGAAAGTTTCGCAGGTTCCGGAGGCGGGTGTCCCCGTGGCAATTCTGAGAGTTAAAGTTTGCGTAGCAGTGTTTGCGCCAGTAACAGTAATACCTGGCGGTGAAACCAGTGTGTTAGCAGTTGCCCCGGAGGCCGCGTAGTTGTTCCCCACGGTCTCATTGCTAGACATATAAAAATCCGATACCGCATTGAGTGTTCTGACCACAATACCAACATAGCGAACTGTTTGGGTCTGGTAGCCTCCCCCGCTCCTGTCAATTTTAGTGATCAGGATTACAAGCCTTGCGGTTGTCGTTACGTTTGGAACTGTTAAAGAAACTGAATCGACAGCAGCAACAGAGGCAGTTGAAACTACCTTACGCTGTTCGAGCGGCAATCGTGATGCGTAACTTGCCACAAGGCCCCCAGTCGTGGGGCCGAGTATCTTCACTCCTGCGGGCGTGGCAATTCCAGAATAAGTAAACCCGGATAGATCAACAGGCCCTTCGTTATACGTGCAGTATTCAAACGCATTATCTCCCCAACGTTCGCCCGTGTTCACGGAGAAAGCCTGAGTTTGGTCAATAGCGCAATGGCGCACGCGCATCCCATACAAGCCGCCGTTGTTGTCGATCTTCAACCCCACCAGTCGATTGAAAGAAAGACCCAGGTTGGGAAGGGATGGGGCGGCTTGATCGCCCCTGATAATCACATTCTTTGGTGAGCCTTCCCCGTTCCAAGTGCCCTCCATTGTCAGGTACTTGCTGACGTGAATCAACACATCACAGCCAGCTAGATTCGCCTCTATTACACACGGGCCAATTCTGCCATTGGATGTTTGGGTGCTGTAGACACCGACAGCACATACTTCAATTTCATTCCCACCATCAATAAGCCAAGTAGTTACACCTGCACCGAACTCAAAACCGATATTGCAGTATTGCACAACATTGTCCCGAGCGACAAAACCAAAGCCGTAGCGTTGGGTGACTGCACCTTGAAAATACCTGAAACGGCACTTTGCAACTACGGTTCCAGGAACTGATTCGCGGAAGGACAAACACGTCGTAGTGGTGTTCGTGGTTCCGGCGCTGCCGTTGGTAGTAGTGGTAAACCCCTGCGCACCAGCAATGACCACTTGTGCCGTGTGCCCAATAGCGCCGGGGCCAACGAAGTCAATCCCCTCGACTACGCCTGTCATCGCTCTTTTATCTGATATAGTAGTAAAGTTACCCCAAGTAAACCCAACGCCTGCACCTGTCACGATCACCGAGCTACGGTCTACGCCCTGGCCTATCAAATTAATCTGAGTGCCGCGCACGAGCTGCCCGTTCGGGAGGTAGCCAGATGCCGGTGTGATGCCCTGCGCGGCTGCCAGAATGTTCCAAAAGTCGATCAGCCCGGCAGTCACTGTCACACGGCTGTTTACCGTAATCGTGCCACCGGGGTAACTCTGCGACAACAGGTAAGTAGCGGCCCTGATGAATGCTTGAGTCTGATTTGCTTCGGCGACGACAATGAAGTCCTCTACAGCTACGGTGTCGCGGCCCCTCGCTTGCAGTGTGCGCGGTACCGCCCCTGCGCCAGAGTGAACAAAGCCCACCAGCGATGCGCCAGAGGACGCGGCGAGTTGAGTGGCCTGTATTGCCTGAGTCCCAGTTCCAGCAGCAACGGAGAACGCCTGAGAGGCTGACCCCGCGAGTTCGGCTTTCGTCGCGCTCATCGCGGCGATGGCGTTGAACTCCGCGTCAATTTCCGTCCCTTTACCGGCTTTCGCGGGGTCGCCCAGCAACAGCAAGTCTTTGGCGGCGTAATCGACGATTTTTGCATAATTTGGCATGATTAAACCCTTCCGCTTTTGGTGAAAATGTCAAGAGCCTGTACGGCTACTTTTCCCGTGCTGATCTGCGCTTCCACGCTGACCTGGAACCGTCTCCCGGCCCCCGCCCCATTGGCTATGACCGTGGAAACGTCGATAGCGCTGCCCCACTCGAACGCGCCCCACTCGAACGCGCCCCATTCTGCCGGTTGCGCAGTGCCGATCGCGGTGACTGTCTGTGAGAACAGGTCGGGGATGAAGTCGTACCCCCACTTTAACACCAAAGCCTGGTTAACCGCCCCAATTACCGACATCGCGATCCGTTTCAGGATCGACGTTTGTATCGGGCTATCGAAGTCCAGCCACGGTGTTGCGTACACCATACGGAACGCGGTCGTGTCATCGACGAACCCCGTGTACTGGCCGACGTACCCCGGTCGCCCGAGATAGAGCTTTCGCCCGGATGTTGCCAGAAACGCTCTTGGGGTAATACCCTGCCAGGTCGTAACCCGGAGCGCGCCGTCTTCAAGAGGCACCCTCGTGTCGAAGCAATACGTTTCGTTAAACGAAGGCAGCGTCAACAGGTAGAAGGCGTCCACAGGAAAGTAGATCGACTTGACGTTATCGAGGTTCTGCGTGTTCAAGAGCGTCTGGAGTCCGTTATGCACGTTTTTGCTAATGTTGCCTACGGGCGCGGACTTCTCCTGTATCGTCCGGGACAACGACCGGACACCTGAAGCAGACAGGAATAGAACGTCCGTGCCGATGTTCTGGACAGAATCGCGCGCGATGCACCCGATGTTAGTAACCGCGTCTGACAGCGACATCGTTGAGGGGACGTTGGCGCCGGAATAAACCAGCATTTGTTTTTTGCCGAAGATGATAAGTGCGTTGTTGTGCGCTGCGAGCGCGACGATCTCATCACCCCCGGACGGCCATACGCCGAGCAGGTTTAGTGAACCGGAAGTCCCCGCCGTCCATACCTGCGGCGTTATGATGTCCGACCATTTGAGGGTGTTCTTGTCCGTCGTGGTATCCGCGCACCAGATGCGCCCGTAGGCGCTTATGGCGGTGTTCGCCAGTAGGACGGTGCCTGTATAGCCCGTTTTTTCCGAAAGCCGCCGGAACGTCGTGGTGGACACGCTGGGGTCATAAATTAGTGGGTCGTACCCGCGCTGGAAGAATATCCCGATGCCGTTCAGTTGCGTGAACTGCCAGTTCGCCGCCGAGATCGTGGGTGCGACGCCGCCCCCGCCATAAGTCAGCGTTGTCAGCGTTGAGCCAACCAGTTTGAACAGGAACGCCCCCCCGGCAGCCAACAGAGTGACCGTCCCGTTGTTCTCGATGAGTTCGCCCAGGCAGGTAATGTTAGACGTGCCAATATCCGCGTTGGCGGTATGGGACTTCACCCAGCCGTTCCGTGATGCGATACGCCCCGACCTGTCAATCACGCAGTTGTACGCCTTTAGGGCGAACCCCGGCGGCAGTTCACCGGGCGCGTCCTGGAGATTAACCCCCAAATACCCCGGATTATTTATGGAGAACGTCTGAAGCGACTGGCTCACACCGCCACCCAGACGGATGTTTCGATGAAGCGCGAGGACTCCAGTGCGATCTCGTCAGCCATGAGATTGGTGAACACAGCGTAGGCGTCGCTGGACATCGTTCCGCCGTCTTCGCCACGCTCCGACAGCGCCCGCGCGTATGCGGCCAGTTCGACAAGATCGCCGCTGACGGTCACTTCGGTCGCGTCCGCGCTTAGGGTCGCTTGCGGTATGTACAGATTGAATTTGAGCACATACGCCCCGTTGGGTGTCGGGAACAGTTCGACACGGCTATCCCCACCTGTGTTCCCCTTCCAGGCGTAATGGGAGGACAGGCCGTTCTGTACGGTGGTCAACTGCTGTTGGTCGAGTATCCACTTGATCGGCGCGTTACCCAGCGTGTATTTATTCGTCGTATCGTTTACTGATATTCCCTTCGGCCTCAAGCCCGACCCCACCAGCGTGTACGTCGAAACACCCGCCGATGTGGTCAGGGGGAGTGTCTGCGACATCGAGTCCCAGTTCCACGCGTTCTCGACTTTCATCTTGGCGTCGTTGACGAACTTGCCGATCAGCTTGGAATAAGGAGTCGCGCTGACCGTCGGGACGGACGATTCACGCAGGCGGGCCAGTACCGCATTGACGATTTGTAGATAGGTAGCCATTACTCGGTTTCTTCCTGTTGAGACTGTAGCTTTGCGGCGCCCACGGTTGAGTATGATTGCACGATTGCGTTGAACCGCGTTCTCTGAGCGGGGGCTACTTTGGAAAGCACTTTACCTAGCTCTTTTGGGTTCAAATACAGTCTTGCCAAATACTCGTCTATCTCCGGCTCGATGTTACGCCCGGCCATTTTCAGCACATAGTTAGCCATCATCGCCGGTCTGGAAAGCAGATTAGGGATAGAGACGGTTGTTTCGCCAGCCACATTTACGCCGCCCCTAAGGTCAGTCTTTTGTAGCGGGTTTTTGGAGGACACGTTCCGCTCAAGGTCTTTTACGAGCGAGCTAACATCGTCCATCTGTTGCGGCGTGAGATAGCTACTGGTGCCCTTTCTTCCGAAACCAGTCGCCTCCTTCATCAGTTTCTTCTCGTTATCCCACGCCCGAAGGAAGGTGCCGGGTGTTTCGGTGCCCGACGCGTTGAGTAACTTGTCTTTGAGCGTGCTACCTATCTGCATAGTGTTGATGGGTTTGCTCATATCCGCAAAAACACGCTGTGCTTGTGCGTAAGAAGGCTCCGCTGCGCCTATCTGCTCATCCAGTTTTTCTTTGATCTGACGCAGCACTTTGACATCGAACTCGTTCTTTCCATCGACGGTTTTTTTACCCATCATGTCGCCGATGTTGTCAGAAAGTGACTTTAAGTTCTGTGGGTTGTTTTCTAACCGCCACCCTTTGTCGGTCTGCACCACAAGCGCGTTCCGTATCTTTCTAAGAGGGCCGGAGATGGCGTCACGATTCACATTGTCTTTAATGATGTCGTTAATGACGCGGACAACAGGTGCCGACTTAACCGACGCGGTTGACGCTTTCACGGCATCGTACATCGGTGTGACTGCCGCCGTCCTTGCGGCGACCAGTGCCTTAATCTCATCGTCCGTACCAGCGAACGAAAGTGCTTTTTGGCCAGCCGCCCTCTGATCGGCGACACGCTGCCCGAACTTAGCGGAAATACCCCCCGCCTCTTGGCTCACAAGTTTTTGGTGTGCTTGAATCGGTGATCCAGAAGGGAGGTGCGCTACCGCCTGCGCCGCCGTTGGCTTGCTCCCTTTGAGGAGTTCATCTGCGTTTTTCAGAGCGAGACTAAGCTCGCCCTTGTTGGCTTCACTAATTATGGTGTTAACATACCTGTCGGCGATACGTTTTGCGCCGCCCGGAGTGACCAGGTTTGCGACATCACCAACCCGTCTGCCGACGTACTTCCCAGTTGCGATCGCGGCTGGGAGCGCAACGCCTAAAGCGCCGCCCAGCGCAGCCCCTTCTAACGCGGTGCCGTCTTCGGATAGCCCCCCTATGACGCCACCTGTAACCGCGCCACCGGCGACGTTTTTCGCCACCGCCCCCGCGCCACGGGCGAACCCTTGCCCCATAACTTTCGCAACGGGCAGTATCTTGGAAGCGCCGCCAGCAACAGCCAGTCCAACGGGGTCAACCAACGTACCGGCCAACTTATACCCCGTGTCCCCCGACATCTCGCTGGGCCATATTTTCTCGCCCAACTTGTCTTGACCGAACATCCCGCCCAACAGGTTTGCGCCGCCGCGCATCAGTCCGGTCGCGCCGACAGTGAAGTCCACAACTTTAGCCTTTCCGGGGTTCTCCGCACGCCATGCGCTTACCGCCGCTTTTCTCTGCCAGTCTTTTGTCGGCGCGGGTTTACGCGACGCAACAACGTCCGCATCAGACCACCCCTGCTCCGCAACGTCAGCATCAGACCAACTCATTTGAAACCCCTGGTTCCATCGGAATACTCGACTCCGATCCTTCCGTCTTTGAGTTTGACTTCACGGGTGACTGTTCGACCTGTGGACACGGAGTTTTCTCGTTTTGGCGCGTACCCCCTGACGTACGTGGCGGCGTAGCCCGCGTTTCTTCGCGCTATCTCTTTCTCCATCTTTACTTTGGCCGAGTTCAGTATTTTTACAAGCGCACCTTTCTCTACGGTTACGTCGCCAGCACTTATTTTTTGCAGGTACTTCAGTTCTTCATTAGAGTCACTGCCCCCGAACTCTTGTAATCTCGGGACAACGACGTTACCGATCGCGGCGAGGTATTCCTCCGTGTTCGCCGCTTTCGTTGTGTCCATCCCAGGCGTCCACTTAACGGCCCCTTTTACTATGTTCGCGTAAGCCCCGGTATAAATGCCTTTGTCGATGGTCGCTAACGCGCCGTTAATGCTGTCGAGTCCTTCCTGCATTTTTGGTATTAGTGCAATATCTTTACCGGCCCCCGCGCCGCTCGCTCTTCCAGACGCGACCCCGGCCATAGTGATGGCGTCGAGACTCGCGGGTTTATTTCCTCTCGCTTCAGCAATCGTCCCATACTTGGGTTGCCCCGTTACTGGGTCAATATACGCGAGGGGTTGCATGCTCTCGCGGCGGCCACCGTTGGAACCTGCGGCATGAACTTCCTTCATCAACTGGGCGATCTTCAGGTCAGTCGCCTCCGCACGTTTTGACGCGTCGTCACGTTGTTGGATAGACAGCCTACGATCCTCCGAAGCCGCTTCATCTCTTGCTTTAATCTGCTCCAACTGTTTCAGCTTGAACTCCATCGCTTCTTGTTCGGCAAAGTCCTGCTTCCGCGAGGCCAGGTCTACCCCGGCCTGCGCCCGCTCCGCTTCGGCACGCTCCCGCACCATCTGTTGCGCGGCCTGCGCAGCGATGTGCGCTTGCTGCGGCATCCCGGCGTCATTGAACCGTTTGGCTATCTCCATCAAGCCTTCTGGTGTCTGAGTGTCTGCGCCCTGCATGATGGCTTGCTGTTGCTTCGCCTGCACAACGGCGGTCGGTTCGATGCCCATCATGCCCATGCCGCCTCTGACGGCGGCGCCGCCCATATTGGCGTATGCCTGAGCCTTGAGCTGGCCTGGCGACCCCGCAGCCGAGCTGAACGCCTGTGACGCAATGGCGTTCTGCTGATCCTGTATTCTCCGGTACTCATCTTGCGGGCTAGGCCCGAACAAGCTGGAAACTATCTCTGCCATTGGTTATCCCTCTGCCGTAGGTGCTACACCCACCACTACACCCACCACTACACCCACCACTACACCCACCACTACACCCACCACTACACCCACCACTGCTGCG